CAACACTTCGAGCTGCCTCCTCGAATACTTGATTTTATCCCTTTGAAGGGGTAGGATGTAGTCGGAAGAGTCGTCGGCGCGAGCGAGGGAGTTGGTAATGGCGAGCGAAGTAACTGCCGTGAGTACTCCGGGTAATGCGGCCTCATTAGCAGAGCAGTATGAGCTAGGCGAAAGAGAGCCAACGCCGGCGGCCGTGGAAGAGCCGGGGTCCCGGGGTGAACCGTCCGCGCCGTCTGGCGCGAAGTCGGAGCCGCCTCGTGATGAGCTAGGACGGTTTGTGTCGAAGGCCGAGTCGGGAGAGCCGGGCGCCGACGCCTCAGAGTCAGCGGGCCCGGGCGAAGGAGAGGGGGAGAGGGTACAGCCCCCGGTCGTCCAGCATTCGCGCCGCACGTTGGCCCTGGCAGGCGACCTTGGTCTTTCGGAGGAAGAGATTCGCACTACCTCTCCAGAGGCGCTGGAGCAAGTCGTCTACCATCTGCAGCGTCAGCTACTAAGGGAGCGGCGTGATAAGTCCATTCAAACGACAGTGGCGGAGGAACAGCCCGCCACGGCTCCGGATTCCGTTCCTTCTCCTGATGGTTTGTTGGGGATAGATGAGTCGCAGTACGACGCGGGCCTGGTGGGTGTGCTGAAGGCGCAGGCGACGAAGATTCAGGAGCTTGAGCGGCGTCTGGGCCAGGTGCAAGGGTTTCAGCAAGCGCGAGTTCGTGAGAGTCTGGCGGAGCAATGTGACCGGGCGTTTGTCAAGCACAAGGCGGTGTTGGGCGATGGTCGTGGCATCGACATGACGGCCGACGACCCCCACTTCCTGCGCCGCAAGGCGGTGCTGGAGTTGGTCGACAAGGGTCCGAAAAAAGGCAGTCTTCCGGACCGAATCGACCGGGCGGTAGAGATTCTGTTTGGGCAACGTGCTGCGCCGGCGTTAGGACGTGGGGGAGTGTCTGCGGACGAGAGGCCGCAGACACCCCCCTCGCCCTTCGAGGCCGAATGGCGTGAAGGCGGTTTGGTTCGTCCGACGCACCGCAGCGGGGCCGGGGAGCCGAAAGGCCGGGAGAAGGCCGAACAGGCCGTGGCGACGTACCTGGAGCAGCAGCGAGTGGCGACCGGCGTCCCCGCGATCAAAGAGGAATTTCCGGAGTAAAGAATGACGAAGACGTTATCACCCGGTGTCTGGCGTCTCGGCCCGTGTTTTCTGCTAAGCCTGTGTGTGTCGGCAGCGCTGATGACGTGTCCGCCCTGGGTGATGGGGGAAGTAATACCTTCCGCGATAACGATTTCGACGAACCGCCTTATCGCGGTAAGCGTGAGCTCCGGCGGCAAGCTGACGACGTATGAAGTCCTGGGAGACGCCCTCGACTGCTTCCGAGAATATGATCCCAGTCAGGACAAGATCAAGCTGAGACTAATAGGGTATAACGAGGGGACAGGCTGGTTGATCGTCGGAATCAACGAAAACAAGGACGGCGCGCCGTCCTTGTACAAATGTAAGGTGACGATTCTACCACCCTCGCCGCCCCCACCTCCACCGCCACCTCCTCCTCCGCCACCCCCTCCTCCGCCTCCGCCGCCCCCCGGCCCGACGGCGAAAAACGTGTTGATAATTTACGAGTCCGCGGACGCGTCCAAATTAACGGCGAGTCAACAGCAGGTGTTGTACGGCAAGACGGTTCGGACCTACTTGGACGGGGCGACGCCGCTGGGCTCGGACGGGAAGACGCACACTTGGAGGATCTACGACAAGGACGTGGACGCGAGTGCGGAGGAGAAGGTGTGGGGAGTGCTCCTAGCTCGTCCGCGGAAGTCACTCCCGTGGCTTGTGATTGGTGACGAGTCGGGGGTGGCCTACGAAGGTCCGCTCCCGGGCTCGGTCGCCGACACGCTAATCGTGCTAAAGAAGTATCTCAGCCCTGCCAGGAGAAAGGCGGCTTAGATGGATTCCCCGATTGGCCCGCGTGAGGTCATAATTGGTGACCATAACGCTCATTTATTTGTCGTCGACCCTGTGGTAGGCGGTGGGCAGAAGGCGCGAGGGTTGATCCCGCGAGACTATCAGCGCTGTCCGATCGGTTACCTCGGCGCCTTGGCCAAGCCCTTCGACCTGCCGCTGATTCCGGAATCCGAGTGGCAAGCCCGTCTGGACGCCCAGGTGGCGGAGCACGCCCAGCTTTCTGACATCCGCAACAGGGGGATGGGCGGCTCCCCGATTCCCAGCAGGGACCAAGACGGTAAGGGGTACTGCTGGGCGCACAGTGGGGTTTCAGCACACCTATTAGTGCGTGCCCTGGTGAACGAGCCTTACGCGGACTTGTCCGCATACGCCGTCGCGTGCATGATCAAGGACTTTCGGGACGAAGGCGGGTGGGGCTCCGAGGGGGTGGAGTTCCAGGGGACGAAGGGAGTGCCGACGTCAGAATTCTGGCCGCAGCAGTCGATGTCGCGCAGTAACGACAACCCGAAGACGTGGGAGAACGCCGCGCGGCACAAGTACGTCGAGTGGATGGACGGCGCGCCTCAGAACAAGGCCCAGCTTGTGACGGCCCTGTTGAGTAATTGCCCATGCGTCTGTGACTACAACTGGTGGAGTCATAGCGTGTGTGGGATGGACCTGGTGGGCTTGTCTCCTTTCCGCATTCGCATCTGGAACAGTTGGGGGGACTCCTGGTCGGAGAACGGTACTGGCATCCTGGAGGCGTCGAAGGCTATCCCTGACGGACTGCTGGTCGCCCGCGTCGTTACCCCATCTAGCTAGAGGACGTATGGCTTACTTCCTGATCCTTCTCGTGTCGCCACCGCCTCAGTCACCCGTCCCGCCTCAGGCGCCGCCCTTGAAAGTGGTGACGCACGTTGGGCAAGGGCGGGCGAAGAAAGTGGCGCCCTTGCCGCCGCGAAGGTGGAAACCACTTGTGGCGCCCGCCGGCCCTGTTATAGTGGAGCCGAGGGTAACATTCCCCGCCCCGCGTCTAAGACTAGCGCCCGTATTCACGCCACCGCCTTTCGGCGGTTGTGGGGGATGCGGCGGACACTGCTACGGGGGCGGTTGCGGTGGCGGCGGTTGACGATGACGAGAAGGCCTCCCGTGCGGAGTAATAATAATGGCGTTATCCGAGGCAGTTTAGTAAGGTGGTAGTGGTTAGTTTCCCAGTGAGGAGGACCAGGTATGACTGGTGAGGCGCAGTCCGGTTCGTTTAATTGGCTCGCCGTCCTGGCAAAGCTGGAGGCGCTCGTTAAGACTATTCCTGAGCTCAGGAAGTTCATCGAGGACCTGATCAACGGGCTCGATGCCGCGTCGCACGTCTCCGCCAGGTGGTCCCCGAAGGCCCCTCGCACTAAGGAGTGTGTGGAAGCCGTTCGCGAACAACTGGAGCTTCAGCGCATGGAGTTGTGTGACGCCGTCGTCTGCAACCTGAACCTCCAGGAGCTGTGCCGCGAGGGCGGCGAGTAGTCCGTAATCCTCCGGGTGGCAAGTGACGGCCTCCTCTTGCCACCCGGACGTGTCGGCGCGTACAAAAGCTACTGTTACTTTTTATCCGTGAGAGTTGCGGGGGGACGGCATGGCGACGACGTTAACGGCGATCCAGTTGAATGACTTGGTGAATACGACGCTAAGGGACCTCGGCAAGCCCAAATTTACGGAGATCGCCACGGACCTTCAGCGGCACACGGCCATGAAGACGTTGTTGCGTCAGAACCGTGTGGTGCTGCAGTCAGGTTACGGCGTCCAGTGGGACGTAATGGTAAATCACGCCGGCAGCGCGACGAACGTAGGCCTCGGCGCTTCCGACAACGTGAACATCGTTGACACGATGGTCCAGGCCCAGGCGGATTGGCGGAACAGCACCGCCAACTACGCGATTATCGGTCAAGAAATCGACATGAACCGAGAGCCGGCGCGGATCGTGAACTTGATTCAGGAGCGCCGGATCGCGTGCATGATCGCCCTCGCCGAGCTGATGGAGAACAACTTCTGGGGCCCGCCTGTCGCCTCTACGGATACAGTTACTCCTTGGGGCGTTAATATGTGGGTCGTGAAGAACGCCACCGAGGGGTTCAACGGCGGCGCCCCGACGGGATACACCTCTATCGGCTTGAATCCAACGACTTACCCTCGGTGGAATAACTGGACGAGCCAATACACCAGTGTTTCTCGCGACGATTTCATTCGTCGGGCTCGACGAGCGGCGACCTTTACCGATTTCGAGCCCCCCGTGGACGGCATTCCGACGTTCAACACTGGGGACAACTACGGCTTCTACACGAACTACGGTGTCATCGGTCCTCTCGAAGAAGCACTGGAGTCGCAGAACGAGGACTTGGGCAATGACGTCGCGTCCAAGGACGGCAGGACCATCTTCCGACGGGTGCCAGTCACCTGGGTGCCCAAGCTGGAAGCGGACACGACAAATCCCATGTACGGGATTAACTGGGGGTATTTTAAGACCTTCATTCTCTCAGGTTGGTGGCTGAAGGAGACGAATGTCCCCGTCTACCCCGGACAGCACACGGTGTCTGCACACTTCCTCGACTGTACATACAACTGGATTACCCGCAATAGGAGATGTCATTTCGTCCTAGCAACGGGCGTCACTTACCCTGCTTAAGGGAGTGATTAAGTAGGTATTCTAAGGCTTTGCGGAGGAGCCCAGTGTCGTCCTTGAAGTGTCCGAGGCCGGCATTGCAGTCCGAACAGAGGAGCCCCCGCACCACGGCATTGGGCTTTGTGGCATGGCGGACGTCTCCGGGGTCATGTTCATGATCGACCGACAAGGGCCGGATCTCGCCACGCGGATTACGCCGAGTCTCGGGGCGCCCGCAGATGGCACAGACACCGCCTTGCGCGTCGTGCATGGCTTGGTACTGGGCGAGGGTCATTCCATACCTCAGGCGGCGCTCTCTGTTCCGCTTGACTTCAGTGCCTTTCGGCGTCTTGAAGTAGGCGAGGGCGGACTTCGTTTGACACTTCTTGCAGTCGGACTGCAGATAGGTTTTTCCGGTCTTGGGCCGGCGGAGTTGGTAGAAGTCGGTCTTGGGCAGGATCTGTTGGCAGAGGCGGCATCGCTTGGTGTCAGTGGCGGGGAGGGGTTCCCCGAAGAGATCACGGCCAGTAGAATCAGAGGTGGACATCGGATGGACTCCTCATCTGGTGTCGGGCCAGGGGCCGATCACAACGGCCCTGGTCCCTTTTTCATGAGGACAGTATAGCAATGGCAGACCCTCGTGTCGAGTCCAACGGCCCAGCGGCGCGTAAATCCGCCGGCCTGACGGCATTAATGGCCGCGAAGAGCCGCTCCAACCTGGGCGAGAAGGTGAACTTCTGCCCCTACGGGTGCCAGCACGACGACCTGGACGATAACGGTTATTGCCGACATCTCATCGGCTTCACGACTGACGGAAAGGTCTACGAGCCAATGCTCCTGGTGCGCGGTCGTCGCGTCGTCCAGGCCCGGGACGTGGACGGTAGCGACCTGAGGCAGCCCCTGGTGAGGGGAGATAGGCTGGAGCCGATCAGCATTTCCAGCCGAGTGTATCGAGACGTAGACAAGGTCCTGGCGACGAAGGAGTAGGTGAGACGATGAGTGTGAAGACTGTGGATTACTCGTACGGGTTGTCGGTTGACACGACCCGAGGCCCGTCCCGGTCGATCTGGGGAGCGCCGGGTGCGCCGAATGCGTTCGTGGCGGATTTCCTCCAGGAACCGTATCTGGGGACGTACTTCTGGGACGATTTCCTGGACACGGGTGGGCTCCTGGTCGCGTCCGGCGCCCCGGGAGCTTTTGGGCGTTGGGCGACCTACGCCGAGACGAACGGCGCCATTACGGACGACGCTATTCAAGGGGGCGGTTGGAATTTGGCGGCTTCGACGACGGGGAACCAGGGCGTCGCGCTGTCAACGAGGGCCGGCGCTTTTCAGTTCGTGACTGCGGCTGGCGCTCTCCAAGGTAGAATCGCCTTTGAGGCGCGAGTCAGGATCTCTTCTATCGCCGCCAGTACACTGGACTTCTTCGTCGGTCTCATGGACCACTTGCCCGTCGCTTCTGCGGTTCCGTTGAGCGATACGGACGGTGCGCTCTCTACTACCCCGGGCTTGATTGGCTTTCACGCCAGGGGCGGTGCCACTAATCCTGGCGACTTCTCGGTCGCCTACAACGTGGCGAGTGGAACGGTGCAATACCCTACGGGGCTGACGAACCTCGTGAACACGGTCACGGGGACGGCCTACGTCGCGGCGACTTACGTCAAGCTGGGGTTCCTCTACGACCCGAACCCATATCCTGTGAGGATTAGTACGGCGGCCACTACGGGGCAGACGGCGGGGAACACGGCCCGTCCGTGTATTCGCTTTTTCGTTAACGGCGTTCCTGCGGTTGCCTTCTTGACAAGCTCTGACTTGACGACGGGTGCGGCAAACAACGCGCTTTTTTCTCCCATTCCTCTCGGGCCGGTGGTAGCCTTCAAGCAGCAGAGTACGACGGCCAGCATCTCGGCTTCGATTGATTGGATTCGTGTGGCTCAGGTCTCCCTGCTCTGACTAAGAGGCTTTTTCTCGATGGCCATGCTTTGGTGTTTCTATGTCATGCGCCCGGTCGTCGGAGACGGATCTTCAAGCCAGATAACTATAGACTTTGAAGACGATGTTTTAAAGGGGGGTCAGACTTACTCGAATATCCTTCGACCTCGTGGGGTGCCGGTTGGCGCGGAGCATAGTCCCATTTCTGCTGGGAACGATTATACGGGGGATGTTACATGCACTGTGAGTGGGTACAAAGTGACGGCTAGTTTTTCTCCCCCACTGGGGGATGGGCAAAGATACGACATGCAGATTTGCCTTGTGTTCCCAAGCGGTTAGTTTATTTCGTTCTGAGTGAAGGCGATTAATGGCTATTTCGCAGGTCATGGACGTTCAGGTTGACCTCGTTGGAGACGGGGTTTCTACGCAAATTACTATTGATTTAGAGGATCTGGTTTTAAGCGGCGCGGATATGAGGGTATCCCCTTTCGTATTCGAGAGGACCTATACCTATTTTATCCGCGGGGTCCCGTCGGCCGCAGAGGCGTTCAATTATGACACGAATTATCCACTCACGGCTACGCTTGAAGGCTACAAGATGACCGTTATCTTTTCTGTGCCTCTGCCACCTGAACACAGTGGGACTAGATCGTTTCATCTCCTATTCCCAGGTAATTGATATATCTTGCCGGGGAGGGAAGGCACAATGGCTATGCGGCAAGTGTTGGACGTTATGCGGACTATTGAAGGTGACGGAACAGCCACTGAGATAGTCATAGACGTCCAAGACGATATTCGGGCCTGTGGGGATAGGCATGGATTAACGTTTAATGGCCTGGTCTACTCTTTCGACGGGGTCAGCTTTTCCAGGATCAGGCATGGCGTGCCAGTGGCAGCGACGGCCTTCAACACGGATCCGAACTACACCTTGACTTGTACTGTTGAAGGGTATAAGGTCACGGTTAGTTTTGATCCGGCACTCCCAAATGGATACATCGGGGATTTCGCATTTCATCTGTTCTTTCCGGGGGAATGATGCATCGGGGTAGTTGTCTATACTGCAGGCAGGGGGGAGGGCTGACTTATGCCCGCGCGGTCGAACGCTCAGCGGAGATTTATCTACGGCGTCAAGGGTAAGAAGTTCGCCGAGGAACACCATTTTGATAACCCCGGCAAGCTGCCCGAACGGGTGAAGCCGAAGAAGAAGGTTGGCAAGAAGAAGAAGTCATCGAGGAAGAAGTCGTATTAGCTGAGGAGGAACATGGCCACGAACTTTCCCACGTCACTCGACACGTTCCCGTCTGCGGCGACGCTGGCCACGCAAACCCTTGCGACCAGTCCGCACTCCACCCTTCACGGCGACCTGGGCGACGCCCTGGCGGCCGTGGAGGCGAAGGTGGGGGTTACCGGGTCCGCCGTGACGACCAGCCTGGACTACCTGGCGTCGTTGTTTCAAGGGCTTACCTGCGGCCGACTGACTCTCACCAGCGGCACCCCTGTTACTACGTCTGACGTGACGGGTGCCGGCACCGTCTACTACACTCCTTACCAGGGGGATGCCATCTCCCTGTACGACACGGGGCTGTCGAGGTGGGTGCGCCATACGTTTTCGGAAGTCAGCTTGTCGTTGTCCGGAATCACTCTCAACCTTCCGTCTGATATCTTCGGCTACTGGACGGGATCTGCGTTGGCCTTGGAGAAGCTAAACTGGACTAACGGGACTACCAGAGCCACGGCGTTGGTTTTGCAAAACGGCGTGCGCGTGAAGAGTGGGGACGCGACGCGGCTTTACCTGGGCACGGTGTGCGGCAGCGGGTCAGGGACGTGCGAGGATAGTGTCCTTAAGCGATTTGTCTACAACGCTTACAACAAGGCAGATCGAAATCTTTTGGTCTTGGAGGCTACCGGCAATTGGGCTTACACGACCGGCACTTATCGCTCCATGAATGGCAGCGACACCAACCGCGTTCAACTGGTCAGTGGGACCGGCGAAGATACGGCCGACCTCATTCCTATGGCGGCCGTGACTAGTACGACCACCGCGAACCCGGCCGTCGCCGTCGGCATCGACAGTACCAGTACCGCGACCTTTGACCTGATCGCCCTGGGCGGCTACCCCAACGTCTTCGGCTCACTCTATACGTTTCTGAAGACCTATCCCGCGCCAGGGTATCACTATTATCAGGCCCTTGAGAAGGGGGCCGGGTCCGGGACAACGACTTGGTACGGGAATAGTTCTCTGGCAGGAATTACGGGCCGCTGGCGCGGATAGCGAGGCCCAGGAGGTAGTATGATGGCTCTCAGCTCCGGATTGGTGAGACTGGATCAGGCACTAAAAGCCGCCGGCATCCCGGTGGACGGCGAGGCAGACATTAGTTTGTCTCCTCCGCCCTATCAATCTAACTGGCACGTCCTCACTCGCCGCGACGGCGTCATCCTGCGTATCGACTATCAAGCCACCGCCACTGCCGCCCAGATCCAGCAGGGCGACGCCCTGGCGATGACGTTCGATCTGGGCGACCGCGGCCCCCGCCCCCTGTACGCGATTTACACCGACTTGCAGGCCCTGTCGATCGCGCAGAAGGCGGAGGTGTGGGCCGACCTGTCCTCAGGTCAGCCGAAGAAGTACTTCCTGGACGCCGGCCCGAACGCGGCGGCGATTCTCGTCCTGGACTGGGCCGCCAACGATTCCGGGGCAACGGGCCCTGCCCTGAATGGGGCAAAGCTGCGCCTCATGGCCTTCTACGTCCAGGACAATCCGGACTACTTGGTCCGCCCCTCGTTCGATCCGGGAATCGTTATTCCCGGGGATCAAAACGTCTAAATGGCCGAGCCGACACTATCCCTGACGTACAACGACCTGGCGGGCGAGGTAGGGACGTTCCTCGGCTGGGGGAGGGGCGCCGCGTTCGGCGACCCCGCGTGGACGAATCAGCAGCAACCTGCCATCGATAGCTGTGTCCGCTCGGGCCTCCGTCAGTTCTACTTCCCCCCGCCCATCGAAGGGATGGAAGTGGCCTACGACTGGTCCTTCCTCAAGCCAATCGTCACCCTGAGCCTCGCCACTGATCAAACCACCCTGCCCCTACCCGACGACTTCGGGGGCGTGGAGGGCCGCATAACGCTGTCGTCCGCCCAGGGTATTCAGTGGTGGCCGCTGGAGTTCTACGGCGTCGGCCAGATCTACCAGCAGCAGTCAACCTATCCCACGACCACCGGGCGACCTTGGATGACGTGCGTGGAGCCTCTCAAGGGCACCACGGGCACGCAAGGTCAACGCTGGCAACTGCGCGTCTGGCCCAGGCCCGATACGGCCTACACGATCCAGTTCCAGTATTACATCAACCCGGACTACTTGACGGGTTCAAATCCGTATGCGTACGGGGGCGCGCAGCACGTCGAGACGATCCTGGAGTCGTGTCTGGCGGTGGCGGAGCAGCGGCTTGACGACGCGATGGGGGTGCATACGATGAAATTCAAGGAGCGTCTGCTGGCGTCCATCAACATGGACCGGAAGAGTAAGCCGCAGACGCTCGGCTATAACGGGGACCGTAGCGACCTGCGGGACCGCCGGTGGGGTCCGAGGAGTGACCGCGTCTGGGGTCAGAACTTGATTTCCGTGAACGGCACCATCTATTGAGAAAGGAGGGATGAGTCGTGGCGAAGCACAGTAAGGCTCATCCGGGCTTTTAAGGCCGTGGCGGCTAAGATTAACAAAAAGTATCCTGGTAGAGGAGCCGCCATCCTCGCGGCCAGCACTCGCAAGGCGTCAGCGGCGGCCAAGGCGAAGAATCCGCGCTTAAAGAAGGTTAAGATGCCGAAGAAGGGGAAGTGAGCCCGTGCCATTTGAGAACATCGAGGTAGCCGCGTCCAATCCGCTGATCAAGGCGTTGAGTGAGAACAGCACGTCCGGCTCGTTCGCCATGCTCCTTCCACAGGGGCAGGACCCGTCGGGGGATGGCGTCTTCGACATAGGCGAGGGGGGCATGTACGCGCCACAGCATGCTTTCATCGTCCCCTATGTGTTCGGGCCGCCGGAAAGTAACTTTTCGATGAGGGTGTACGGCTGGCGCGTCCTTGGCAACGACCCATTGAGTCAAGTGTGGGTGCCGTTGCTCTTGATTGAGTTGGCCTGTACTAGTTGCGTGTCCACGGTGTCGTTGACTTCTTACGCCGGGCGAGGCATGCGGCTACTCCCGGACGGGACGAATTTCTGCGACACGCTGGTAGTGGTGAACGGGACGGCGGGGCCGGAGGACGGGGAGGTGATGTCGCAGCCCGGGACGGATTTGATCGGGTGGGCGTTAATCGAATTGCGTGGGTGTCAGAAGATCCAGTTCGATTTTGATCAGACAGACCCGGTCGAGATGAATGCCTTATGGGCGAGGGGCTAATCCATGCCTTACCTTCCCTACGTTTCGCCGGACCGCCAGACGGTTCTCGGGCACTACGCGGTCGCCCAAAAGTCTGGCGCCACAGTCAGCGTCACCGCCGGCTCTTACGTCGGTCGCATTCGTTGGTCTCCGACTACGGTAGGCAACGTCTATTGTGTGCTGTTGCGCGTCAAGGTGGGCTGGATCGTGACCGCGAACAACACGACGGCGACGGCGACTCCGATGGACTTCGACGCCTGCGTCGTCCGCAACTTTACCGTCGACTTTACGGGTAATTTGACGGCCGTCAATTTGACTACGGGGACCAACTACCGCACCAACTGCATGCGGGCGTCGATGAGTCCATCCCAAATGGGGTCGCAAGGCCCGGCTATTTGCACCACGGTGGGAATGACTGGGGCAACGTTAGTGGCAGACGCCGCGGCGTTCGCCGAGACTACTTTTGCCAATCAGCCGTCTGGCAACAGCACGGCCACACAATACGTTGGAGTGGCCGGGACAATGCAAACGCTGTATGAATGGACCGGGGGCGGTCAACACCCAGTCGTCCTCGGTACGAATGAAGGCGTGGTAGTCCGCGAAGTGACGGCCGGCCCCACGGCCGGCACGTTGGCCATTTACCTTCAATGGGAATGGGCCGAGGTCCTTGCCGTCTAATTCCTGGGGCCCAGAAAAGAGAGGCTGATTCAATGCCCGCTTATTTGCCGTACATTTCTGCCGACCGGCAAACGATCCTGGGGCACTACGCCGTGGCCCAGAAGTCTGGCGCGACCGTCAGCATTGGCGCCGGGGGGTACGTCGGTCGTATTCGTTGGGCCCCGACGGCCCCGGGGAACGTGTATTGTGTCGTCATGCGAATCAAGGTCGGCTGGATCGTTACGGGGGCCGTGACTGCGGCCGCCCCGATGGATTTTGACGCATGCATCGTCCGCGGCTTTACGGTGGATTTCACTACCGCCATGACGGCCGTCAACATGGCGACCACGTCCGCCGGGCGTACCAACTCCATGCGGTCGTCGATGGGCCCTTCTCTGATGGGGGCTTCCGGCCCGGGAATTTGCACCACGGCGGTCCTTTCCGGGCAGACCTTGACGGCCGACGCCGCGGCCTTCGCCATCACTACTTTCGTTAACCAACCTTCCGGTAACGCCACAGTCACTCAGGCGATCGGCGTGGGCGGCGCGATGCAAACGCTTTACGAATGGACGGCCCTCGGTCAACACCCGGTCGTCCTAGGCCCGTTGGAAGGAGTGGTCGTCCGGGAAGTAACGGCCGGTGTAGTTTCCGGCACAGTGGCCATTTACCTCCAGTGGGAGTGGGCCGAGGTCCAGGTGTTCTAGGGGCGAGAGAGGGGCGGGCAATGGTGATGCTCAACGACGTAGTTATGATGCCCCCTTGCCAGGGAAATACTCGCAACGTAGGTTCCGGCGGGACGGCTAACGCCGGCGAGTTGACCGGCGCTTCTCTCTGTATCATGACGCACGTTACCGGTAACAACCCGGGGACATTCACCACGCGGACTGCCGCCCAGATGATGGCCGACTGGCCTAACTTGCAAGTGGGGCAAAGTTGGTTGATCTTGTTGGCGAACGCGCAAGGGACCGGCGTGCTCACCCTGGGTGCCGGCGCCAACGTCTCGGTAGCGGGTACGGCTACCGTGCCCGTCAATAGTGCTCGTTGGTTTCTTGCCACCGTCACTAGCGCCACTACCATAACTATCACTGGCTTGCCGCTCTCTCACACGTCTGCGGCTTGAAAGGGGAATCATGTCACGCCGTCAAGATGTTCAATCCGCGCAGGGAGTGGCCCTGGAGCTATCACCCTTCGGCATCCTCCAGGTGGCGCGCTCGACCGCCCCGGTGGGTGGCGAAGTCGGGTACGCGCCCGGCTGTCAGTGGTTCGTGCCGTCCGCCACGAGCGGAATCGGGGCGGTCTACCAGAACATAGGGACCAACCTCGCGGCGACCTGGATCGAGGCCGACGCCTCTTCCGGGGGCGGCTTCCAGTGGGGATCAGCGCTCTCCTCGACCGGCTACATGCGGACGACGGGTAACGTGTACGTTGACGTGCGTGCCGCTGCCGGGATTAGTCCGTCGGCGACCGGCGCTTACAAGATTTTGTCCGCCGTCCTCGTCCCCGCGAACTCCCTCAGTTCTGTCGGCAGGGGCTTTAAAGTGACTGTGTGGGGTGCGTGGGCCAATAACGGGAACACCAAGCAAATTCAAGTCGTCCTCGGCGCCACGAATACCGTCATGCCCGCCCTGGACGGGACGGTGACCGTCACCGGCGGGACGGTCATCGGCGACAGTGGGGCGGTAACGACGGCCGCCGGTAATTGGATCCTGGAGTGCATGCTCATCAAGACCGGCGCCCCGTCCGCTAACACTCAGGGATCCATGACTACGCGGATGCAGAATACCGCCACCCCGGTCGCCCTCGGCGCCTGGACTGATCAGACCTTCGTTCAGACGAATCCGTTGCTCTTGGCCGTGACCGGTAACGCTACCACTACTGCAACGGATATCGTCTATCAGGGGACGATTGTCCAGGCTTTCAATTGACCTGTGGGGGGTAACGACGTGCGGAAAGAAGATTTGCTTTTTCCGGGTCTGTCTGGGATGACGCCGACTCCGCAAGCTGCGGCGCTACAGGTGGCGCAGCCCATCAACGACACCCAGCTGGTGGCGCTGGTGGCGGCCCAGTTGGCGTCCTCCGGCTACCAGCTCGTCGACGCCGTGGACGCCGCGCTGGAACTCGTAGCCCGCGCCTGCGTCGCCATGCGTAAGGGCGCCCTGAACGACCTGGTGCTCGACCTGGAAGCGAGGAAGGCCACCCGGGAGGAGCCCCCGCCGTTCCATCCCCCTGTCGAAGTCTCCCGTGAATCTTGCTGAGGGCCAGTGCGACGTGTACGTACCCAATGGAGGAATGACGGAGCGCGTACACGTCGTCTGGGCGTCCGTTTGGCTCAGCCTGGGGGCGATGGCCGCGCTGACCGCAATATCGATCTGGGCTCCTACAGAATCGTTCACGCTCATCGTGCCCGCCATCGTGGCACTGGTGGGATCTGGGCTGGCGCTGGCGTCTTCCACGATCTTGCGGCACGGCTTGTGGGGCCCTCCTGGGGCCGGCACAGGCGGCCAGGGAGGGCCAGGTGGGCCCGGTGGTCCTGGAGGCCCTGACGGCTCTGGAGGCCCTGGGGGCCCTGGGGGGACCGGTGGAGTGGGAGGGTCGAGCAGTGCTCCTGCTCCGGGGTCAGTACCATCATGAGGCCGCCACCGTCAGTCGAATCGCTCTTCCCGTTGGCCTTCCCTCTTCGGGGCCTGGACGTGAGCCAGCCGCTCCAAAAGCAACCACCCGAAACGACGCCGCTAGGCACAAACGTTCGTAGTTTCGAGCCCCTCACTCAGCGAGGTCGCGGGGGCTCCCGACCGGGGATCACTCGCTATCTGCCTTCTGCGCTGCCAGGGTACGTTCAGTGCCTGGAAAGCGTGGTAGTGCCGGGCGAGGGCGCCCTGGGCGGGATCAACTACGAGGTAGGCGACTCGGGCTGGACGACGCTGGCTCTGGCCGGCACTTATGTTCTGGCGCATTCCTCGCCCGGGTGGGCGGTATCCCCGCCGATAGGCGTGGACCTGTCGTCAAACATGTCGGTAGGAGTGCCATACCCCGGCACGCCAGTCGGGTCTGACGGAACAAGCACCTGGCAGCTAGCTTCCCCAGTAGCTCTGCCCGCTGGCTACCAGGTGCTGTCTTACTGGCAACCCGGGGCGTTTTCGTTGCCGTCGGGGGACATTCAGGGGTCGCACCTGTTTCCCGGGTTCGGGTGGTTCCTTGACAATTTTCCTGCGGGTTCCGTGGGGGCGGATTTCGGGTTTCCGACGCCGACGACGCCGAGTTTCGATTATCCGACGGGTTCTATACCAGAGGGTAAGTTTTGGCCGTGGACGTCCGGTTACGGGGAAATCGATATTAGCATCACGATTCAGAGGGCTTATTTGGTTGCGGTGCATATCGCGGTATTTGGCCCTGCGGATGGTGGTTCCTTTACGGCGGCGATCAACGGCAATACCCTGCTCTCCCAAGGGCTCGGGTCCGGTCTGCTCTCCTTCGTTTACACGACAGACCTGCGGGTCTCTTCCTGGGCCGGCTGGACGCATCCCTTCGGCAATTATCGCCCGCCGATCACTTACTCTCTCATCCCACGGGACTATTTCCGGCTCGACCTTCCCGACAACGCGCCCCGGACTGCAAGAACGACTGCTAGCGGGGGAAATCCTCAGACGAGCTATTCTACCGTGATGACGGTTTGCAAATTCACCCGCATTTTTCGCTCCGACTGGACGGCCCATTTCTATGGTGACTTTGACATCAACGACCAACTGACCTGCCACACGCCGCCACCCGCGGGCTCGGCGGACGCCACCTGGAACTTTACCCAAGAACACACTTTCACGAATCCACCGCCATGAAGCCCTCACCTCGCCAACGGCCCCTCCCCCAGGCTCAGGAGGCCTTCGCTGATCTTGCCTTTCCGGGCAAAGGGATTGACGTATCGACAGCCTATCAGCTTCAGCGTCCTGGGACTACTCCCACGGGGAGCAATGTGCGGGCCTACGAGCCTGGTACGAATCGTGCGCGAGGCGGGAGTCGCCCCGGGCTCTCTCGTTATCTGCCCGTCACGGCGACGGGAGCGACGAACCTGATCCAGGAGTTGACGCTGCTCGTCGGCGTCGGCTATAGCCCGCCGGGGGGTGCCGTGCAAACCAGTCAGTCCGGCCGAGTAGTTACGCTCGTCGCGGTTAGCAACGGTAGCGTTTACGTCGCCTCACCGGGTGGTACGACCTGGACCACAGCCG